GATAAACCGGTCAAACTGGGCGGTGTTGCCTTTGGCAGCCCGTCGGAGGATTTCACGCCGGGGCTATATATGAAATCCAACATAATTTTTACAACCCGTGGTTGCAACAACAGTTGTCCGTGGTGTATAGTCCCAAAACTTGAGGGCAAGCTGAAGGAATTACCAATATATCCAGGAAATGTCATACAGGATAATAATTTTCTTCAAGCCTCACGGCAGCATAAAGACAAGGTATTTGAAATGTTAAAGACCCAAAAAGGGATATGTTTCAAAGGCGGCTTGGAAGCAGACCTGGTAGACGACCATTTCGTAAACGCTATAACAAGCCTGAGAATAAAAGAACTGTGGCTGGCCTGCGACACAGACAGCACAATACCGGCATTCAAGAAGGCCTGTGAGAAGCTGCGAAAAGCTGGGTTTAACAGAAATAAAATAAAATGCTATGTATTGTCCTACGGCAAAGACATGGATAAGGACGAGGCACGGTGCAGAACAATATATGAATCCGGCGCAATGCCGTTTATGCAGCTATATCGTGATTTTACGGACAAGAAGACAGAGTATTCGGCCGAGTGTAACAAATTTGCCCGCCAATGGCAGAGGCCGGCCGAGGAAATAAATAAAAAAGAAATCAGCTCAGATGAAGCGTCACTTAAGGCTGTTTATAACAATTTAGAAATAGCAATGTGCATTTTAAATGCCATGATTGGGGAAAACGCAAGGGGACAAGCTGAAATAAACGATATGGACGAACGACACACGATAAGAGTAGACGAACGGACAGAATACAACGCAATATACTGCTCAGTATGTGGAGGAAGATGCAATGACAACTTTTTAAACTTTTGTCCGGGTTGTTTCACAGATATGAGAGAGGAAGAAAATGGCGATTAAAAATTATACAACGACTAAACACCCACTTGAGAGTATAGGTGAAATACAAGCAGCTCTGGCTAAAGGTGGAGCCAAGAAAGTGATGATTGATTATGACGAAAAAGGAGAACCAAAAGGCCTTGCTTTCGCAATAGAAACCGATAGAGGTTTTATGGGGTTCCAACTTCCCGCAAATGTAGACGGGGTCTGCGAGGTTTTTAAAAGACAAAAAATTAAAGCTGACATGGAACAGGCAAAAAAGACCGCATGGAGGAATGTGCGTGATTGGGTTCTTGCCCAAATGGCATTTATTGAAGCGGGAAACGCGACATTGCAAGAAGCGTTTTTACCATATTTGACTAACAAGGAAGGGCAGACGCTCTATCAAGTCTATATTAGCGGGCAGTTATTACTTGAATAATAAGGAGGCAAAAAATGAGTAAAGCGGAATACATAAATAAAGAAAGCCTGTTAAACGGAATATATAACCGGCAAGATGATAAAGATTTCGATTTGATGTTATATATCGCTCAATTTCCGGTACGTAAGCACGACAGCTTTCTGGACCTTGTAGGTAGGCTAAGAGAGTTATTAGAAGACGAATTAGAAAGAGCCAATAAACATTTCTCGACATTCCATTCATACCATGAGGGTTTAAGCGTAATAGAAGAAGAAATATGGGAAGCTAACACAGAAACAAGTAATTTATCGGACTTACATCTAAAACTAAAAAAGAAGGTATTTATGGACGAAGACAATAAAAAGGGGATTTGCATACCTATGAGAGATACGGCTTTAAAGGCCGCCGCGGAACTCCTACAAGTAGCGGCTATGTGTCAGAAGATGATAGACAGCGAATCAAAATGGAAAGAAAAAGATTATCAAGTCGGAAAGGATAAAAAATGAGTGAAGAAGTTATTAAAATATTGGACAACCTTGGAGAAAAATTCGGAGTCGCCATTGATTGGACATCTGAAAACATAGCCCCATATTTAACAAAATTACATGAACGGGCAGAAAAATATTTAATTGTCACCTCCGTTATATGGTTCATAATGACCCTCGCCTTATTCGCGGCGAGCCTGTTCGCGATAATAAAAATTACTAAATGCGTGAATCGCGACTCAAAGATTGGGACAAGGACTATATGGTTTGACAGCTATGGACGTTGCGGCTCAGGAGTTTCTTTTGTATGCAGAGCCTCGGCGGGATTTGTTCTAATTATAACGGCCATACTTATTCCGATTACAATAGACGAGCTGCTAAAATCAATGTATACACCCGAAATAATGATGATACAAATGATACAAGACGCGGCGTAAAGGAGATAATAAAATGCCATACAATTACGGCGGTCAGGACGTAAAATGCCCCTTTTATATGTATGAAAGGGAAAGAGCGATACATTGCGAAGGTCTCATAAAAAACGCGAGAAACACTATAAATACTTTTAACGGCAAAAAAGACTTAAACATACATAAAAGCAAATTTTGCAATTCTAAATATCAAAAATGTGCGCTTTATCAAGCGCTTTTAGGGAAATATGAGTAAGCCGGAGGACAAGTTTCCTCCGGCAAAGCTATAAAATTTATTCTTACATTATATATAAAATAAATCGGCGCCCGGTATGGGCATTAACACTTGCTAAGATTATTATTGTTAGGACAAGAAAATGTACATAAGAGAAAGAATTGTTGCAGGGTTAACAGTCATAACAAGAGAGAGAGTAAAAAGAAAAGTGGAAAAAGGAGTTAAAAGAGCTCCAAAGCAAAATATCACATCAGAAAAGGTTTGGCTTAATAATCTCAGATACGCTATATTTAATTTAACCGTAATACTGAACGCGAACTTTAAAGGCGGAGACCAACTTTTGTTATTAACCTATACCGCAGAACCGTCCAAAGATGACTATAAAAGACTTTTAGAAAAATTTTTAAGAGATATACGCAGAGAGTGCAGAAAAAACAAAATAGATTTTAAAAGGGTGGCTGTTACAGAAAGGATTGGCACAAGAATACATCATCACATTGTATGTAACAATATTCCGATTGACATGGTAAAGAAATGCTGGCCGCACGGTAGAGTATTCCATAAACCTCTTTGGGACTATCCCAATTACGCCGACCTTGCGAATTATTTATTAAAGCAGGCGGCTAAACTGCATATGGAGGAAGGAAATATATCTAAAAAAAGATATACAACGAGCAGAAATATAATAGTACCGGAGAGCAAGGAAGAAATAATACAAAGGGGCGATATTGAAGCAGAGCCGAAGCCGAGTAAGGATTATCAGATAGACCAAGACAGCGTGCAAATTTACGAAAACGAAATAACGGGAAGCATTTGCCGCGAGTACATAATGGTTTCAACGACAGAGACTCCGAGGATAAAAAAATGGCGGACAGGAGTTACCGCTAAGGGGGAGCGAATAAATTTCAGCAAAGCGTTAAGAGAAGCATATACAGAAATTCAAGAATCTATAGAAAATTTAATTCTATAGAGCTTTATAATACAAAAAAGTCGAAGCAGAGGGTTAGAAAGAGACCCTTCTTTTTTTGTACTCTTTAAGCAGGAGGTTTGAGATGAGCAGGATAAATTGGCGTAAAGTTGAGCTTGATTATATAAAAGGCACGGTCTCATACAGAGATATCGCGAAAAAATATAAAATATCAACTCGTCAGGTTAGCGACCGAGGAAAAAAGGAAAATTGGGTAGAAAAGCGAAAACAATTTCGCGACGAAACCTACTCGGAGGCTCTCGCGCGTGCGCGCGTGACAGAAGTAGACAATTTAAAGCGCATAAACGGGCTGACGGAAAAGATGATTAGTCAGCTTGAGGAAGCCTTGGCCGACGCCTCGCAGTTTAAGAAATATATTGTTTCTAAGACGATATACAAAGACGGCGTGCCCGTAGAAGATGAAATGACAGAGAGGGAATTTACTAAATTTGACGCTAAGTCGGTTAAAAATCTCACTTCCGCGTTAAAGGATTTGGCCTCTATAACTAAAAGCATTACTGAAGACAAAGACGGAGACAATGAAATTTTAGTGAAATTCATATCCGACGATAAGGAGGACGGCATGGAAGAATGGAACTTGTAATTAAATCGCCGCAGCCAAAACAAAAGGAGTTTTTGCGCGCCAATGAAAAATACATAGGATTTGGCGGAGCTCGGGGCGGAGGAAAGTCTTGGGCTGTCAGAACTAAAGCGAAACTGCTCGCGGTAACATATCCGGGAATAAAAATTTTGATTGTCAGAAACACCTACAAGGAACTTATAAACAATCATATCGACCCACTTAGAGGGGAACTTCCAAAGGGTATGGCGCGGTATAACAATACGGAGAAAATCTTTAGATTCATAAACGGAAGTACGATAAACTTCGGATACTGTAATAACGACAAGGACCTTAACCAATATCAGGGTGCGGAATACGACGTTATTTTTATAGACGAAGCGACTCAGCTTGACGAGGTGTGGCTTAAGAAAATAACAGCGTGTCTCAGAGGCGTTAATAATTTTCCCAAAAGAATTTATTATACAATGAATCCGGGAGGCAGAAGTCACGCCTACATAAAGCGATTGTTTATAACAAGACAGTACAAAGAGGGAGAACGGCCGGAGGATTATAAATTTATACAGTCTCTGGTAAGCGATAATCAAAAGCTGTTAAGAGAGCAGCCGGATTATCTGAAGCAGCTGGAGGCGCTGCCGCCTAAACTTAGAAAGGCGTGGCTTTATGGAGATTGGGATATTTTTGAGGGACAATTTTTTGAGGAGTTTAGAGATAGACCCGACCATTACGACGACAGAAAATGGACCCATGTAATAAATCCTCTGCCTCTTGATATGATTAGAAAAATGAATATCTACAGGTCTTATGATTTCGGATACGCCAAGCCGTTTTCGTGCGGCTGGTGGGGAATTGACGCCGACGGCGTGGCATACAGGCTTGCTGAATTATATGGCTGTAAGAGGGACGAACCTAACGAAGGTGTGAAGTGGGACGCGGCAAAGCAATTTAAAGAGATACGAAAGATAGAAGAAGAACATCCGTATTTTAAAGGTAAGACCATTTATGGTATAGCAGACCCTGCCATATGGGACGCTTCGAGAGGTGAAAGTATAGCGGATACGGCCGCAAAGGAGGGCGTTTATTTTACTCCGGGAGACAATAAGAGAATAGCAGGCTGGATGCAGGTTCATTACAGAATGGCATTTGACAGCGAGGGTTATCCAATGATGTATGTGTTCAACACTTGTAAGGCGTTCATAAGGACTATACCGGCATTATGTTATTCTGAGACTCACGTGGAAGACGTGGACACGGATATGGAAGACCATATCGCGGACGAGACGAGATATTTTATGATGTCAAGGCCATTGTCTCCGAGGACAACGGAAGTAAACGCTATACCTGAATTTGACCCGTTAAATCTATATGAGGAAAAGAGAAAGGAACTGATAAGCTATGGAAGACGTTAAGAACACTGAAGAAGAAATTATTGTTCCGCCTATAGGAGAAAAGGAAATAAGGAAAGCGGACGAGACTTTGAAAAAATATAAGACCGGCAAGAAAAATTTAGAAAACAGGGTTGTTGAAAATGAGAAGTGGTGGAAACTGCAAGGTGAAAAGGCGCAAGGAATAAGCAATGATTTTGAAAGCTCCTCCGCGTGGCTTTTCAACTGTATTGTATCAAAACACGCGGATTCAATAGACGCTTATCCTGAACCTAACATATTGCCGAGGGAACAAGGAGACGTGGAGGAGGCTAAGAGATTATCATCTATTCTTCCGGTGGTATTAAAGTACAATAAGTTTCTTAATACCTACAGCAAGGTGAGCTGGGCAAAGATTAAAAGCGGTACGGGAATATACGGGATATTCTGGGACAAAAGCAAGTTGAACGGACTTGGAGATATCGCCATAGAAAAAATTGATATATTAAATCTGTTTTGGGAACCGGGGAAAACTGAGATACAAGATAGCAAGAACATATTTTACGTATCTCTCGCTGATATCGAGGATATTGAAGCGGCGTATCCTTTTATGAAGGATAAAATAAAACCGAATGAAGCAGTTATAAAGGAGTATGCCTACGAAGATAACGTTGATACAAAAAATAAGGCTTTGATTGTGGATTGGTACTATAAGAAATATGATTTGGCTACGAGAAGGACTGTCGTGCACTATGTAAAGTATTGTAACGAGACTTTGCTGTTTTCAAGTGAGAATGATAAAAACTACAGCAGAGGGTTTTACGAACATGGGAAATATCCGTTTGTTGTAGATAATTTATTTCCTCAAGAGGGAAGTCCGGCCGGATTCGGCTATATAGATATTTGCAAAAATCCGCAGAAATATATCGACTCTCTTGATAAAGCCATACTTGATAACGCTCTGGCAGGCTCGACGGCTCGGTGGTTTGTAAGGGACGACGCGAATGTAAATGTGGAAGAATATCTTAATTTTGGAAATCCGATAGTAAAAGTCGCCGGCGCGGGTTCTCC